TAATGTTAACATCTTCAGCATTTAATGTAATATCTGCATGAGGTACTATAAATTTTGAAGGATTTCCATTATCTGTTAAACGTATTTGTACCTGAACGCCGAAAGATGGACTTTTAGCTCTGAAATACAGTTCAACACTAGTCAAATAGACGCCAGCAATACCGTTTTCTGGTTCGTTTATATAAAATGTTTGTGCTATTGGTTTCATCTGTTTACCTTTTTAAGAATACTTCATATTTATCGATATATTATTCACCACCGTCACCATCACCATCATCACCACCATCGTCACCACCGTCATCGTCACCACCGTCATCGTCATCGCCATCATCGTCATCGTCATCATCGTCATCCGTGTCCTCGCCTTCGCTGTCGCAATCGCAATCATCTGGACCATCATCGTCATCGTCATCATCGTCATCACCACCATCGTCACCATCAACACGAGGAATTACAACATCACCATCATCATCTTTAGGAGGTATTACAATAATAACAGGACCTGGTTCAATTTCTACAGTCGTTTTATCTACATTTTTAGTATCTGTTAATGTTTTTTCTTCAGTAACTTCATGATAAGCTAATATTGGTTCTCTAGTATTTAATGTAGCAGTTCCTTTAGCAATAGAAAGTTTATTGGCATAATATAACCCTACTGCTTGTGTTGTTATAGAAGAAGAACCAGTAGTTAAATTAGATGCATCACAAAGCATGAAAGTTAATTCTGTTGCTTGGAATGTATCAGGAGGTATTGTAAACCATCCGTAAATACTACCATTCCAATTAACATAAAGAGGACTTGAATAAGTCATATTAACAGAAGTTTGATATGGATTTGGTGGTATTTGTCCATTTGTAAAAATAATACTTGGAAGACACCAATCAGTAACGTTAATGTTATTAAAATATGCGTAAATTTTAGCTCCTGGTTTTAACCCATGCGCTTCAAATTTAATTGTTCTAGATTGAATATAAGGAAGAATATTTACGTCGGTTACGTATTCACCTAATTTAATTGAAGTATCTTTATATCCAGTTATATCAAGAACTGTTCCAGTTTTAGATTGTGTTGTTGAAGTAGTAGTAGTTGTTCTTTGGTTGAAAACTTTAGTTATGTTGCCAGCAGCGTCAGTTGCTCTACTATTTTCAGTTTTATTTCCAATTGTGTCTACTGGAGTTCCAGTTGCAACAGTTTCCCAGTTACCCCATTGTGTACCCCAAGCTTTTTGAAGATTAATCCAATTTGCAGACATATCTAAATTACCAATAACATCTGGTCCTTTAGATAGGCTTGGAGAACTTTGATAATTTGGAGTTAATTTTACATTGGTTTTCCAAACAAATATATTACCTTCAACGCAATTTCTATACTTACTAGCATAATTTTGAGAAATATAATTAGTTTCATCATAATCTAATAAAATGATTGGTCCTTTTTTAACAACACCACTACTCAATTCTGTATCTAAATCAAAAGATTCTATACGTTGATAAAATCTAGGTCTAAGTTCTTTGTTACGAGAATCTATAGCTATATCATAATTTGGATCTAATGTATCACCAATATCATGACCTGAAAAAGGATCTACAAGAATACCATTTTTAAATCGATTTAATCCAGTAGTATCATTTTTTACTAACATAGAATTAGTATTTACTTCAAGAGAATTCAATGAACTATAGTATTCTAGATTATCAATTCTTCTAGACAATGTGCCAATGTCAGCCATTGTATAACGTCTATTTTGTGTTATAGAAGTAGAAATTGAATAATCATATCTATTTACTAGCTTAGCTTCTTTTGGTGTGAGAGATGGGTAAGGAGGAACATTAATAACACCTAAAGTCATAGCTCCAGAAATATTTCTTGGTGCAATAGGCTGGTTACTTGATATTCCTTCAATAATTTTTACTTTACCTTTAGTATCAATTACTACAATATCTTTTCTTGGTAGATAATGTTCTACATCTGCTTCCCAATTAGTATTAATTGTAGGAATATATGAACCAGAAGCTAATAGAGAAACACCAGCTGAAGCTCCAGGATTTACAGACGCTGAACCAATAGTAGTTGTTATAACAGCACTATTTGCAAAATATGGACGAAAATCTACAGAATCACGAAGATCGTAAACTAAAGAAGAAGTAGAAGTATATTTTGGTATTTCTTGTGTTTTAATAGCTGTTGTATTAGCAGAATTAACATCATCTATCGGATAAGAATTAGCAGTAAAGAATCCAACACCTTGAGAACGATTTTGTGAAAACACATCTAAATCGATTAAAATAGTTGAATTAGTTTTTACAGTATTTAAAGAATTATTTTTTAAAATAATACTACCTAATTTGTAATTGTTATCAGTTTGACCATTTTTAAAATTGAATATTCCAGAAGAATCAGAAGAAGTAGTAGAATTACCATACACTCCACCCGAACCAAGGTAAATAGCATTTATTTTTAAAATATCAGGTAAACCTAAACTCCATGGACCATCAGCGCCATTAGTATGTGTTGCACAATTAATTTTAACGATAGCATTTTTAGTTATATTTTTAGCTATTGATACTGTATTAATTTTTTGTATATCATGATATACAGTAGTTTGAAGAGTACCAGCTAATGATTCGCTTAAATTAAAAGTAGCAGTTCCACCAGTAACACTAACACTTCTTCCAGTTTGTGAAAAATCTATAGGTACACCAGCTACAAATGCTTTATAATAAAATTGACCTGTTGCCGTAGCAGCAAAATTATTTCGAACATTTAAAATACTGTTATTAGTAACAGAATTTACTATATGAGTTTCACCATTAATTTTGATAAAATCACCAGATTTGAATTCTGTATCAAATACTGTAGATGAGCCACCTGTAACTATTTTAGATCCACTTACGACGTTGGCAGTTCCACTAAAATAATTAGTGTTTACATTTGAACTTGGTAAAACAATAAAACTTTGAATTTCTTGTTTGTTTAAAACACCAGTGTATAAGAAAGATTCTGTGCCTGTACCAGTAATAATATTTGGTAAATCAACAGTCATACTTCCATTTGTTAATATTTGAGCACTTGCTGAATTTCTATAAACATATTTAATATTTGTGATACCATTAGATTTAATAGCTTGTTGACCAAGAGCAAATACCAAACCATTTAATGATGGCTCTTCTAAAACAGCAATATATTTTTGTTGAGTAGCATTGTAAGTTAATATAACATCAGCTACTGCTTTTACAGCAGAATCATATCTAACTATGCTTTTAACATCTGAAAAATTAAAACCATTTTCCATATTAAGATCATACAAATAAACTCTATATGTAGCTTCACTAGAACCTATAGTTTCAGAATCATAAACTACTGATTTAACTCTAGCTGTTCCTATAATATTAGATGTATTTCTACTAGTACCAAGATATGTACGTGCAGTAATACTAGTTTTGGCTGAGCCATTATGTAGTTCTACTATACCTAAATTTTCTGTGTCAAAATCACCTGCATATTGGTTAACGTAAACATAATTACCATAATTAGCACTTACAGTATGATTGAAAATTTTCTCTGTATCTAAACCTTTTCTTAAAGGAGCTTTAACATTATTAACGAATTCAACTCTATAACCTTCTACATAACCTAAACCTCTAGAAGTTATAAGGTTTACATAATTATTATATTTTACGTCTGTTGTTGCTTTAGTTTCAGTAGAAATTAAAAATGGTGAAACAATATAATTACCATTTGTTTCATAAGTTCTTCTAGCTATCTGTTTACCAAGTATGTTATATTCTGGGTCGTTTTTAATACTATTTGGTACACCATCTGTAAAATCTACTAGAGAGAAAAATTGATTATTACTTTCTAATTCAGAAGTTGTAACTGTAATTAATGTTGGGTTTAACTGTAAACGATGTGCTCCTGGAGCTGCATAGTTTGGCGCCCCTGCTGCGTTATCTAATAAAGAAATGTCTGATTCTGAAGTTATAATAGTTTCTATTGAATCAAAACCAACAGATATATCTGTTGGACTATTAGTATATTTTGAAACAATTAAAGTTTGTGGTTTTACATTAACAAAAAAACCTTT